ATATTTTTATAAGACTAAAGTATCTACTAATAAAAATGATGCAGTAATATTACTATTAAATGATTATACTAATAAACGTTATGATATAGAAGATAAAATAAAAGCAATAGAAACTGATATATTGAAGTCAAAAAAGAAGATAGTTGATTTAAAAGATAAAGATGTAATTATAGTATCTGAACAAAGAAGACTTCAGAATAAATTTAATAAAATCAGATTTTAGTATTGCTTTTATATTTACCATAATATATATTATAACATAATCATATTAAAAGGAGATATATATGACTGTAGAAAACCCATTAGCTTTAAGAGTAGAAAAATTATATGAAAATGCACCTCTTCCAGTTAAACCTAAGACTGATTCTGATTCTGGATTTGATGTCTGCGCGCATAATGTATCTAGAATATATGCAAATGTTGGTAATACTGAAAGATTATTAACTGAAGATATGTTAAAAGAAAGATTTATAGATACAGGTGTATTTGAATTAAGATCAGGTGAACGTTGTTTAATAGGTACTGGTCTTAAAATGACTGTAGCAGAAGGTTATGAAATACAACTAAGACCAAGAAGTGGTAATGCACTTAAAAGAGGTTTAACATTAGTTAACTGTGTAGGCACAATTGATTATGAGTATAGAAATGAAGTAGGTGCAATTATTATTAATACATCTAATCAAACTCAAACAATTACACTTGGTGAAAAGATTGCTCAAGTAGTTCCTGCTAAAGTTGAGTTAATTGAAGTTATAGAAGAAAAATTAGAAGATAATACTAAAAGAGGAAAAGATGGTTATGGTTCAACTAATACTCTGGTAAATGATAAAAGTAAATTTACTGAAGGTTTAATGAGACCAATATCTGTTAATCCAATTCGTAGTAATACTGCATTTAATATGCTGTAATTAAGAAAAGAGAGAAATATGAATTTTGAAATTTCAACCGATCTAACAACCAAAAATACCTTTGTAAGTATTGATGGTAAGAAGTTAAATGATGATATGAATGTAGCAGCAATCACATTTTATGCTGATGCACCAAACACTGAATATTATAGTGATAGTGAAGGATATGTATCCTGTAGTGTTACTAGTTATGATTCTGATGGTAATTTTAATAGAACTAATTATTCTAATAATACTAAAAGAGCTGAAGCTACTAAACCACTTGGTCTTCAAGATGAAGCATCATTTAAGATGTCTGACTTTACTAGTTACTTAGGTGACGTAGTTGAGACTAAAGATGCGGATCCTAAAGTAGAATTAATTGATTCAATCATTGCTTTTTGTGATGAAAAGAAAATTAAAGTATCTACTAAAGAACAATTATTAACTAGAACTATTAGTAGTTTAGAAGATAAGAAGACGGATTTAGGTATATAATATATATACTATACTTACGTAGTAATTAATAGAGCATACTTTTATTAGTATGCTCTATTGCTATTTAGAGTATACTATAAGAGGTATTACAATATACCTTTACTAAGGAGATTAATATGATTAATAACATAATATATGGATCCGGAACTATCTCAATACCTACTGGTTTATCAGCGGTATTAAGTTCGGTAGATGTACATTCAGGTCAAACCGCTAATATATACGATGGCGTTCAAAACTATACATTTGATGGTTTAAATACTAATTTAACTTTTAAATTTGATGGTGATGATATGACAGTAATAGTTACTGGTTCAGGTTATGCTAATATAGGTATTACTTATGTTGGTGATCAAAATGCGTATAGGTTATATGGTGCTGGGGAAATTAATCCTAGTAATAAATCATTATATCCTGGAGCAAGGGTACCTAGATAATGGCTAAATTCAGTAATAATAGTAAAATTAAATTACGTAGTTGTGATGAAAAACTCCAACTACTATTTAATGTTGTTATACAAAATTTTGACTGTACTATAATAGATGGATATAGATCTAATATTGAACAGAATAGATTATTTTTAGAAAAAAAGAGTAAACTTTCAGCAGGTAAATCAAAGCATAATACTAATCCATCTAAAGCAATAGATGCAGCACCTTATATAGCAGGTAAAGGGCTATCATTTGATCTTAATCAATGTTATTTCTTTGCTGGTTATGTTATTAGAATTGCAGAGGAATTAGGTATTACTTTAAGATGGGGCGGAGATTGGGATTCCGATGGTAATTTAAATGACCAATCTTTTAATGATTTAGTACACTTTGAACTTTTAGGAGAGTAACATGTCAGATATAAATTTAAGGGAACCATTAAGTGATCAACAAGAGATATCTATTATAGAAGAAGAACTTGGTGATCTTTCGCCATTGTTATCTTTATTCCCTGAAGAAGCATTAAATAAATTAGTTCAAAATAAAGATAAGTTGTTAAAATTATCTAAACAATTTAGTGGTGATATTTCTACTATAACTACAACTATAATGTTAATGAAATGTAATTCTGAAACTTGTCCATATAAATCATCTTGTCCACTTCTTAAATTAGATATGCAACCAGAAGGTTTTTTCTGTCCTGTAGAGAAGAAGATAAGTAATGAATTAGAATTAGCTGTTATACAATCTTTAGATATAGATAGACAAGATACCATGGAAATGGAACTTCTTTATGATTTTATTGATACTAAATTATTAGATATGAGAACATCCGGTATGCTATCAAATATATCATTAGTACAGGATATAGATGGTAGGAATGGTGCTTATAGAGATGTTGCTCCAGAATTTACTATTAAGATGGAATTAAAGAAATTGAAATCTGAAATATTAAATGAATTCATGTCCACGCGGGCAAGCAAAGCAAAATATGGTATTAAGAAAACTAGTTCAATGGAAGATATTATTAAGAGTGCTATGACTGGTGCGTTATAATGTTTCGTCCTAGTAATAATAGAAGTAATAGTCGGCAGTATAATAAGTCAACATATAATAAGTCAACATATAATAATGCGCCTAAGAAAACTAGGAAAAATACTAAACTAGAACTTTTTAATGTTCAACAAGAGACAGTTATTACTAGAGCGACATATAATGCAGCTGACACTGCGCATACAGTTGTTAGTGAGAGTGTAACTAAACCAGATATAGATAATAATTATGTTAGACGATCTGGTCCACAAGTACAAAATAGAAGAAAAAATGGAAGAGATGGAGTATTAGAACCAAAACAGGTACATGATATAGCAAAAAAACCTGTTACTAAAAAAAGTGTTACTAAGATATTTAAAAATAATCCAAGTATGGCTAACTTTAATAAAACACTTAGTACATTTTTAAAGAATAATAAAAAAGGAATTTTAGGTGGATCTGCGGTTATAGCTGGTATGTGGATTTTAAATAAATCACATAAACAAAATAGAAGACCTAATATATCTGTTAATCAAGGTGGTATATCATTTGGTAGAAGTTCAGCTTATATACCAGATAGTTATAAAAAAGGGTTTAATGAAATAAAAGAAATGACTACTGATTTTGGTTCTAAAGTACATTTAGATAAAACTATATCTAAAGTTATGATTAGTCCACCAAACACCACTAGACAGCATTTTACTACTAATACTAATTCAGTTATTAATAGTAATTTAGCATTAAATGCGCATAGTAATGCTATTAACCATACGAGGTATTAATTATGTTAAAAGGAGCTAGAGCAGGAATTAATGCATTTAAGCAAAATGCTATAAATAAAGTATTAACTACTACTATGAAAGCCGGTAGTACATTAACTGGTGCAGCAACTGCAGCAACTGCAGCAAGCCGTCAAGTAGGTGGCTTTTATAAACACTTAGCTCATAATACTGTTGGTAAAAAGGTATTATCAGCAGGAACATTTTTAGTTGGAGCATCAGCAATGGCTTCTGTTTCTATGATGAATGGCGGAATGCAAGCTGCCCAACAACAACTAGCAAGTAGATATATGCAAGATTCAAGATATTCTTCTAAGTTATTACAAAGTAGAATAGGTAGAGCTGCAGGTAATTCTAGTTTAAATATAGGTAATCATACCGGATTATCATTATCCATGCATCGTAGTAGACATGGTTAAACTGCTGTTAATAAAGGATGTATGTTATGTATAATGATTTCCAAGAAGATAAACTAAGTGCTTTAGATTTAGCTAAACAAACTGCTGGTTATTATATTAATCCTCTTAGCAGAACTATGTATAGTCCTTCAGCTTGGAGTCCTGGTAGAGGCGGACTACGTATTTATAATCCTTTAGCACAAGGCACATTATTAAATAATCCTGTAACTAGAATTACTAAGGATTTTATAAGTAATAAAATTGGCACATTTGAAGCAGCAGAAGGTAGTTTCTGGAATAAAACTCAAGAGCTTAGTAGTAAACATGTTGGTACTGGAATATATAATACATCAGAAACATTTTTTGGTAATTTAGTTAGTAAAGGTGGAGTGTTTGAATATAATGATGGTTATATACAATTAAATACATTAGAAACTAAAAATACACGTATATATAAACATTTAAAAACTAATAGTAATAATGCGTTAGACCGAGTAAATAAACTAAAAGCTGGTACAGCTGATATTCAGCAAGAAATAAAGTTAGCTAAATCAACACTAAGTACAGCTGAAGTTGCTCATAGCCAAGCTGGAACTTCTGGTGTAAGAGGTCACCAGGCAAGAAAAAGTAGAATTGATAAACCAGGACATAGACGTAGACGATCGCCTAGTATGAATAAAGTAACATCTGCTAAACAAGCGTTAACTAATATATTAGATACAGCTGAAGGTAAAGCTGCTTCTACTGCATCTAGAGGTTGGGGTAAAGCACTAGGTAAAACTATGGCAGTTGTTCAAGCAGAAGCAGCATATAACTCAGCTGTAGTAATGGAAAAGTTGACTTTTCCCTTATTAAGACATGCTGGTAGAGCCGTAGTAAGAGGTGTTATATTACTTGGTAAAGGTGCATCTATGTATGCTGTAGGTTCACTGATGTATGATATAGCATCTGCCGTAGCTAATCCTATAGCTCAGGCTGGTGTATCAGCAATAGATAATACTATGGCTAGTATTCAATCAATGACTAATCCTAATTTAGGTGGACAATTACAATATAGCTTTTTAAGTCATGGTGCAGCAAATGAACGTCAACGTGCGATACAAGCAATATCTAGATCAAGAATGAATGCTAGATCCTTACTTGGAACAGAAGCTAATATGGTGCATTCCTAGTCTTATACTATACTATAGCAGATTAGGAGATATTATATGAGTTTAACTAAAGAGCATAATGAGTGGTTTCTTAAAACTATTGCAGATCCAGTATTATGGACAGAAGCATTTTTAAGAAATCCTAGTGACCCACAATTACCATTTAGATTAAGATCTTATCAAAGAGAAGTATTAGCCGCATCATTAACACATAAGAAACAAGTATTACGTTTTGGTAGAAGACTTGGAAAATCAACGGTAATGTGCGCAGATATCCTATATTGGTCTATAGCACATCCTTTATATCAAATGTATAAAAACAATGGCACTAAACCAATACCAATGAAAACATTAGTAGTAACTCCTATGGATTCTCATATAAAACTATTATTTGATATGTTTTTGGATTTAATTGGTGATTCTGAATTTATTACAGGTATGATTACTAAAATTAAAAGAAGTGATGTTAATGAAATACATTTTAGTAATGGTTCAGTTATTAAAGGTATGACATTAGGAGTTACATCAGCTAATAAAGGTACTAGTGTTAGAGGACAAGATGCAGATATATTATTTATAGATGAGGTTGATTATATTCCTATTGAGATCTTAGAATCAGCAGTTCTTCCAATTATGAGAAGTAGTTTAGATAATAAGGTTAGAGCATGTAGTACGCCATCTGGTCAACGTGGTATATATTATACTTGGTGTACTAGAAATTTAGAAGTAGGTTTTTGGCATTTACATTGTCCATCTTGGCATCCAGATAATGAGAACTGGATATCTATTAAAAAGGCTGAAGAGTTAGGTATGCCCGTATCAGATTCCACAGAATTTGAATGTAGATCAACCTCTACCGATGGAGCATATAATAGAGAATATGGTGCTGAGTTTGGTGAAAAAGATGAAGGTGTTTATAATCAAAAATACTTAGCTGACTACATGGTTAAATATTTATCTAGTAATGTTAATGATGATGTAGAAACATTTGATCCAAAATTTGAACAAAAATCTGGTAATAAATATGTAATAGGGGTAGATTGGAATACTTATAAAAACGGTGGTCAAATTGTAATGATAGAATATTGCAATGAACCTACATTTATAGAATATTATGATCATGAAAAACAAGAAGATATAAGAATAGATTGTACTAATAAAATTAGATTATTTTACCGTAAAGGTGTAAAAGCTAAAGATGCTACCCAAAGAGAAACTAGAAATGAAATTATTAGATTAATGACACATTTCAGAGTAGATTTTTTATATGTAGATTATGGTGCTGGTGATACTAATGTTGAAGAATTAAGTTTTTATGGTAAACAGCATCCTCAATTAGGAATGAGTAGAAAATTACATGTTGTAGATTCTGGCGCATCAACAGAACATTATGATGTTTTATTAAAGAAAAAAGTTAAGAAACGTAATAAAGGTTTAATGATTAATCAATCAGCTCTTGCTCTAGAAGAAGGTAAATTAATATTACCTAAAGAAGAAGATGGTAATCATAGACTAGTTGGTCAAATGAGAACCTACACAGTTAAGTCTACTACGTCTAGAGGAGACTTTACCTATGAAGGTGAAGACCATGTATTAGATGCTTTTAATCTAGCTGTATACGGCTTCTTTTTTCAATTTGGCGTATTATTAAAAAACAGTTATGATAACAGAATAAAGTTCATAAGAGATCCAAGATTAGATAATTTTGATGGCAGAAATAGTACATCTACGGAATCACCTATACTAACAAGTAATGAACCATTAATTAGAGACCCAGAAGCTCCACCTTTATATTCTAGACCTAAGTTTATTAAGGGGCGTTCTAATTCAAGAGGTTCAAATATTATAGGTTCTGGATTTAGGAGACAATTTTAAATGGCTGAGAAAAGTAATATAGATTTAAGTGAATTAGTTGGTCAACAATTAAACTCTGAGCAATTTAATGATTTATTAAGTGGTGGTAAAATAAAGTTTCCAGAGAAGCCAGTTAGTAGACCAAATAACGTATCAGGTGGTTCATCTTTTAGTTGTGATAATAGTAAAATTCAAAAAGATACTGATGCTAAAAAATATAACAGATTAATAGATAATATAAAAGATAATGAAAAATTAGTTAAAACATTAGAAGATATGTTAGATGATCAATTAAAAGATATGAAAATCCCTGCTGCTAATGATGTAATTGGTAAAGCAGCAAAGAAGTTAAATGGTGACGATACGGATATCATTACTAAAGAAACTATTGATAAAGCTGAAAGTATATTACAACCGGATTTCATAGATATAACTACTAATGGAATTATTAGTAGATTGATACCAGTAATAGGAGATGCTAAAGTTTTAGGTGATTTTGTTAATTGTAATGAAGTAACTAAAGCGGTATTTAATGGTTTTAAATTAGCAAAAACTGATGATAGTAATTTAACTGAAGCTGAAATAGAAGTTAAGAATAACTTAGATATTAGTACTGCTAATATGATGGCTGATACACAACAAAATTTTGCTGATAAAATGAAAGAAATGTTTTTAAGTTTACTTAATGAATTATTTTGGGATTATATCTGGACTAGGATGTGGGTAGCTTTATTTGGTTTTATTGAAAAATTATTAGCAATTCCTATTGATACGCCTATAATAATATTAAAATCATTATTTAAAATACCTAAATTAACAAAAGAAGTATATTATGACAAAGGGCCAATACATAGAATGTTAAATAGAGCTAAAATAAAAATATTATGTATGGTTCCTAAAAAAGCTTGGTCTGATTATAAACCAGAAGAAACCATAATGGTATATTTCCGTAAAAAGGTTGGGGATAAAATGGTCGGCTCTATGACTAATTTAAATGAATTATGTAGTGCTACTTCTGATTATTCAGAATGTTCAGAACCAGATAAAACTAATACCTTTCCTGAAATAGATGTTCCAGAGCAAAATGCTAAAGATGAAGATCCTAATACATCTATGGAAAATATAGGAGCATTATTTGAAAATGTTAATAAAGTTTTACCTGGTGTAGATGAAGAAGGTAATGTTACACTAGATATGTGCGACTTAAATTTTATGGATGACTCTTTTAGAAATAATAAAAAAGGTAAATCTGTAGGTACTGGAATTGATTGTATAGAAGCAGCTAAAATTGTATTAGAAGCAGCTTATAATGATGCATTATATACTAACTAATAGGAGATATTATGAAAGAAGTTAATTCAAGAGGTTATAACTCAAGTGCTCTTTTAATGAATAAGTCTATACGTGAAATGAGAACACATGTAGAATATGAGAAATTTTTAGCACGTATGTTAATAGATAATGATGACACCCGGCAATTTAAAATTAATACAGAAGAACATACAGATAGTTTACATAAATTTATTTATAATAATTCAGAAATTGATAAGTTTACTATAAGAGGTAAAAATGAAGCTGTTGGAAAATCTGCATATGTTTCTACATCAGGAGTTATATAATGGCTACATCACCAGATAATAAGAGTCAAGCAGATAAACTAGCTGAATCAGCAGCTGCTCAAGCCTGGGCTGAAAATACTAAAGACTTAGGATTAAATAACCCATTTGCTTCTGGAAAAGGTGTTGATAGTTTCATGATGGGTATAACTGATAGACAAACTGATCTAGTTGGTTTATTAGAACAAATGATGGATAAGATAGATACTCCTATATTCAAATCTTTAGCTAATGATATGATTGATATATTAGGTAGTTTTTACTTAGATGAAGATGCTCTATGTTGTTTAATTAAAAATATATTAATCCAAACTGGTCTTCAAAGTCAATTAGAAGAATATAGTAAATGGTTAACTGATGTACGTAGAGCATTAGCAAGTGATGATACAACCGGAGCAGACGGTATTACTATAACTGAAGATAATTTTGAGTTAAAAGTAAGTGAGACATTATTTGGACGGTATATTGATTCTACCATATCTGTAATTGATATAGTATTAATGTTCTTAATTTTAGATATAAAAGATTTTGTCCTTCCAACTTTCGATTTCATCCGTGAAATATCAAAAGCAGTAGTTGGATTTTTATTAATATCTATACAAACTATATTATTTACGGTTAGAGATTCAGCCATAGATTGGATATTACAAGAAATAGATGATGCTACTAAAAGTAAAAAATGGGTTAAGTGTGTTCCTTATATGGATTTAATATCAATATTAAAAAAGTATATACATGATTATGGTATAACTAAAAAACTAATGGCTTTAATAAATAGCAAAATAGGTCAACTATTTAATGATATGAATAAGAAATTAAAAGATGACTTTCCTAAAAAAGTAAGAGAAACAGCATATTTAAAATTTGTTAGATCTATATTAGTTAACATAAAAAATGCTGTTATAAGTTGGGATTTTTGCGTATTTTTATCAGAAGATCCAGAAGCTGAATCAGATGATGATGCTAAAACTAATCCATATCAAACAGCATTAAGAGATATAATGTATGGTGATGGATTAACTACAGATCATAATCGTAATGATTATATGTTTGCTGATGATGGTACTATACTAAATGATGTAACAAGTAGCAATGTAGATGATGGCACTAATTTAAATAATTCTCAAAATTCTATGAATGGTCCTTCTAATGATGAAGTGTTTGCATTTTTACAGAATTACATGGGATTATCTTCAACTAGAGCACGAGAACTTATTACTGATACAGGCTTAAATACAGGAGCTGGTGATGGTCCTGGTGTAGCAAATAGTTGTGGTAATATATTAGATCCTAATGATATTAAATCTATGTTAGATAGAGTTATAAATAGAAGTAAGGTTGGATAATGAATATATCAGATTTATTTAAAATAAATACTATTGCTGATTCTAAAGAGGTAACTTTTAGTGGTGATCAAACTGATGCTACAGTTAAAAATCCATCGTTAATATTTTCAAAACCTAAATATATTAAAAAGTTTTCTATGCCAACAAATGTTAGAGGCGTAGATTTTGTTAGTTCAGAATACGACTTACATACAATAGCTAATGCTGTTCAATTAGATGGTTTATTAAATAGAGCTGTTAGTATGTATACTGAACAAATTAATAAAAATGGCTATGAAGTTGTTGTTCCTGATGATAAATTATATAAACATATAAATAATAGATTTAAAGAAATTGAATTATTTACTAATACTAAAACAACTGCATTAATGACTACTATTTCTAGACAACTTGTAACATATGGTAATGCTTATATTATAAAAGTTAGAAAACCAAACTTAAGTAAATATGGTAAAAAATATAAATTATATTCGCGAACGGTTAATCCTATAGTTGGTTTATTTTTAGTTGATGCTAGTACTATGCAAATAGGATTAGATGATAATACTCAAATTAAATATTATAAACAGACAATATCTGGAAACGATAAGATATATAAAGTTGACGATGTTATACATTTAACGTATAATAAGATTCCTGGATTGTTAACTGGTAGATCTTCTATAGTTCCAATTTTAGATGATATTAGAGCTTTACGTAAATTAGAAGAAGAAGCTGAGATATTAGGTTTTCAATATGCTGTACCTCTTTATATTTACAAAGTAGGAACAGATCAACATCCAGCTGCTCCTGGTGAAGTAGATTCAGTAGCATTAGAGATTAATAACATGAATACATATGGTATAGTTTGTGTACCTCATACTCATAGTGTAGAAACTGTAACTAATAATAATGACCCTATAGATATCATTAAATATATAGATCATTTTAAAAAGAGAGTATACGCTGGATTAGGTGTGTCTCCTGTCGCAATGGCTGAATCAGATACATCAAATAGAAATACAGCAGAAGCTGCATATTTATCTATGCAATCTATTACTAAAGCGTATCAACAGATAATATCTGAACAATTTGAAATGGAATTACTTAAAGAATTTGTATTAGATGCTGGTTATAATCCACAAAGATTTGTATATGAAATTAGATTTAATGAGATTGATCTAGAAGCAACTATTAAAAAACAAACACATGTATTACAAAAATATCATGCTAATCTTATTACTAGAGATGAAGCTAGAATACAAATGGATATGGAGCCTAAAGTTAATGAAAAAGACTTATATCTAAATACTGTTCAGATTCCTATTATTAAAGCAGAAGCTGAAGCACAAATACCAATTATTGATAAACAGGCAGAAGCTAATATTAAAGTAGCAAAAGCTGCTCCTAAAACTACAACTACTAGTACTTCTAAAAAAGCAACTACTACATCTAAGTCAGCTACTAAATCAAATGGTACTAAATCTTCTAGTAGTAAAGCGTCAGAGAATAAAGTCAAATCTAATAGTCAACCTACTAACCAACACGGTAAACAATTAGGTAGACCAGTATTTAAAAAAGATGAATTAATAACTTATTCTAAAACCTTATCTGATAATTTGTTATTAAACAATCATTATAAATCTAAATTAAATAGAGAAACTTATACTAAAAAATTAATAGATAAGATTAAATCTACTATACTACAAATGGATACTGAAAATAGTGATGATATTATTACTAAATTTAACCTGCGATTAACTGATAGAGTTAACAGATTAGGTTCAATTGATTCAGATGTAAAATATGATTATATACTTAATTCTATAACTGATGAAATTAATAAGTTAGAATTACAATTGGAGTTAGATAATGACAGTGAATAATTTAGATACTCTTATAGCTAAATTAGATTATATAGATGTTAAAATTAACGCAACTCATTTAAATTATGTTAATGGTAATAATCTATTATATACTATAGATGCTGCTACTACTGGCGGTGTTAGTTGGTTAGAACCATATGCTAAACCTCAATTATTACATCATGATAAAAAACAAGACGCAGTTGGTAGAATTGTATCTTATGACATTAAAGATAAAGCCACTATTAAAGGTGAACCTAAAGACTACATTGAATTAACATCCCGTATAACTGATTCTGTTGCTATATCCAAAGTAATTAAAAGTTTATATTTTACTTGTAGTGTTGGTAGTTCTACATCAAAAGTGAGATGTTCAATATGTAATCAAGTATTAACTACTGATGGTTTATGTGAACATGAAAAAGGTTCCCTGGTTGATGGCAAACAAGTATATTGGATAATAGATAATATATCTTATAGAGAAAATTCTTTTGTAAATAATCCTGCTGATTTATACTCCAGAATAATTTCTATTGATATTGGAGATGGTTTTATACCATTTGATAAATTCCTTAAAGATAAGGAAAATATTTTAACTGGAGTTTTTTTGGAGGACGATATGTCTAAAAATACATATAAGAAACTAACGGCAGATACAAGAGCTAATCTTGCTGCTTCAGTTTTTTGTGGACCTGACAATAGTTTTCCTGCACATGACGAAGCACATGTCACAGCAGGGTTAAAATTGTTAGAGGATTCTGAACTTACTGATTCTGTTAAACTAAAAATAAAAGGTAGTTTATATAGAAAAGGTAAAAGATTTGAAGTTGTACCAAGTGAGGATGAATTAAAACAAACATCAGATTTGTTAATTTACCGCATGGAAGATGACTTTACAGAAGATGAAATGAAAGAATTAAGTGATTATTTTAAAACTAATCCTGATTCTGATTTACCATCTATTGAGGATTCAGAAGAAGAAACTTCTACTACAACTGAAAAAGTAACATATACTATAGACAGTTATGACGAAGTTATTAAAGGTGAAAAATCTGAAATTATATCATTTTGTGATTATTTAGTAAAAGAAGTATCAACTCTTAAAGATGAGATTGAAACTTTAACTATTACTAAAACAGAACTTACTAATAAAACTTCAGAACAAGATACTATACTAAATAGTAAAGAAGATGAAATTCAAAAAATGCTTGATGATAATGCTACGTTAACCGTATCTTTCAAAAAAGCACTTATTGATAATATTCTTGATTTTAAACAAATAGTTGAGAATCAAGATGAAGAATTTAAAAAATATGATTCTAGACAAATTGATAGTTTAACTGATACACTTTCTGATTTTAGAAATGAATCGGTTACTTCAATACCTAGAGTTGAAGATGAAACATTAACTGACGATCAGCTTGCTGCTGATACTGAAGAAAATGATTCTGGCGAAAATACTACTGATATTGATGACAATCAAGAAGAAAGTAAGATAGATCGCTTTTTTAAAAATAATTAAAACGGAGGAATAATATGGCTATTGATAATTTTGGTTTAAATTTTCAAACCCAAACAACACATGATGTGCCAATTAGAAATCGTCCTGATAAATACGCTCAGTCTCCTCTTGCTAAGAGAGCTAGATTTGAAGTATCAGAAGGGATTCGTCCTGCAGAATATTTTGCAGCTTATAAATATTTACCTGTAGCAGAATTAGATATCACCACTGGTGATTATACTGTTATACCTAAAGGTAAAATTTTAGCATCATTATCTGCATTTGATCTAACACCAACAGGTGGAATCAAAGGACTTGCAGCAAGTGGAACATTATACGGCTATGAAAGTCAATTAACAAGTACATTAAGTACTTATTCACAAGATAGTTCATACTTTGGATATGATGATTTTATTAGTAATTTACTAGTACCAGCTAATGGTAACGCTGCTTCTACACAGTATTATACGGCTTTAGATGTAAGTGCTACTACTATTACTGCTAGTGGAACATATGCGGCTGCTGGCGATTCAATGATCATTCCAGCTAATGCTCCTATTGGAGTAGCATATCATGACTGGTATCAAGATATCCGTGGTAAAAACTTGAACTACAACATGTGGCCAGATGGCGGACATGTATTAACTGACTGGTATGTTGAAGTACCTTTTATTGTTGAACAGTCTGGTGTTAATACTATAAGAAGTACTGGTTCTGAAAGTGCAGTTGAACGTGCGGTTTATGTTGGAGTAAGTAATGCTTATTCTTATTTAACTGTAGATTACACTGAAAACTTCCAACCTGGTATTTTTGTTCAATCTGATGGTATAGGTAACTATAAACCTCAAGGCGCAGGATCATTAACTCAAAGCAAAACAGCTCAAACTGTTGGTAAACTTATGGGTATTGATACAAGATTTCCTAAAGGTGGACTTCAAGACGTAGTAACATATCCTGGATCTAGAATGCCTGGTACACAAACAGCTGGCTTGCCTAGCTTCTTATTTGAATTTGCAGTTGCTACTGAAATAGTTCAAGGTAATACACCTACAATTGAAACAGTTCTAGCTGCTGTTCAATCTGGTAAGTATGGTGTAGCTCGAATCCAACTTTTGGTATCTTAAAGGAGATAATAAATGTATATAAAAGACGAAATCGCTCTTAGAGACTTTAAAACTCAAGAAGATAGAACTGTATTTAATAATGTATATTCTGCATTTACAAATAGAGGGCTAATGGAAGACAGCAAAGGTGATGTTGAGTTCTTTGAATTGAAAGATTTAATTACTACTCAAGATTTAACCCGCTTTATTCCACAAACAGTAGAAACAATTGTAAGAGAAGCCATAGAGCCTAACTTATTTATTGTTGATAAACTGTTTCAAGAAATTAATATTCCTAGAGGTTCTAGAATCCAAATTGGTGCCATTGGCGCAATGGAAGCTGGACGTGTAGGACAAGGTGGAGAGTATCCTGAAAGATTTGTAGATCTTGATGGTGGTGACATGGTTGCACTTACAACTGATAAACACGGTTTGAAAATTTCTTTAACTGAAGAAGTTTTAAATGAGAACTTGTTTGATGTTGTTGGTATCTGGCTTAGAGCTGCTGGCCGTGCACTTGCACGTCATAAAGAACGTACTGCTGCTAAATTGATTAATGAGATGGGTTATGATGTTTTCAATAACGTTACTCCATCTACTGCATATATTGGTGCTACTACTGGTAGAAACATTGCTGGTTTAGGTAATGGTTCAATGACTGTTAATGATATATTTGAAATGTATACTTATCTTCTTCATAGAGGATTTAGTCCTGATACACTTCTTATGCATCCATTAGCGTGGAAAACTTTTATGACTGACACAGAAATGCGTGAAGTTGTATTAAAAGGTGCAACAGTTAACTCATATAAGAATCCTAATGGCTCTTATGCTGAAAACTGGAAAACTGGACATAGTGGACTTGGTCTTAGAACTAAAGCAACTGGTAATAGTGAGACTTCTGGTAATTCTGCTAAAGGCGGAAATGCTTGGACTCAAACTCTTAATCCACTTGGAGCAACTTTTAACATTGCACCGGATTATTTACCTACACCATTAGAAGTTCTTGTAACTCAATATGCGCCTTTTGCATATGGTTCTAGATCTCCTGGTACAGCTAATGAAACTACTAAAGGTTCTACCTCTAGTCTTATCATGGTTGATAGTTCAAATTGTGGACTAATTGGTACATCAATGCCTGTTACTATGGATCGTTGGTCAGATCCTGAACGTGATATTGAAAACATTAAGCTTAAAGAAGCTTGGGGTTTAGCTTTACTTGAACAAGGTAAAGGAATTGCTGTAGCACGTAATATTTCTACTGATAGAAACTATAATTTTGATAATGCAAATAATCAGACTCTTAGTGAACTTGATAGAAATGTAACACCATCAGGTATGCTATAATATATAAGTTATTAACATATTTGTAATAAATTTAGGGATTATGTCTATACTGGCATAGTCCCTATTTTGGTTTTAATACTATACTATCTAAGACCGTACAAATTAATTAGGAGGTTTTTATGGCTGGAAGTAAAAATAATACAAAAGAGTTTAAATTACCAAAGTATCTTAAATTAGCAAAAGGTACCATGTGGTTTGATAACTTAGGTGAAAATTGTTCAAATATAACATTAATAAATACAACGACTAATTTTATTGGTAGAGGTTGTATTACAGATGATGAATGGGATACTTTTTTAGAAGAAGGTTACTTACCTTCTAAAAAAGTACCAAAAGATTCTAATAAGAATGAGAGTACAGAACATGGTCAATATGGACATGTTGAAATAGAAGATAAAAGTTACTTTGAAACTACTAAGATTCATAACGCTAAATTAGGTAATATTATAACTGCTTATAAAACAGGAGTTCTGATTGACTTTGACCCTAAAAAAGAAGTGAAAGCTGAAAAAGAAAGAGAACTTAAACGTCAATTTATATTTAAAAAAGACGGAGATATAGTATTTAATGGTGATAATAAACATATGTTTGATAAATTAAATAATTCTAATCATGAAGATTTAATAAAATTTATAGAAACATCTCCAATAAACGCTAAAGGTAATCTTATGGACTTATACGATTATGAAATGCAAGGATATAATAGACTAAATAGACCAAGGGCTACAGTTTTAGATGCTATTAAAAAAAGATTAAATGCATTTGGTCCTGGTATGAGCGCTATTACTATAGAAAAAAATGAGGATTAATAAATGAGTGAATTATTAGTTTCAGGTCATTACCCAAATATAAATCAAAATGATATTCCTAGAAATGCTACAATAAAGATATTTCTAGATGACGAAATCAATACTGCATCAATTACAGCTAATTGTATAGTTGTATCTGATTATTTATATACTCCAGTTGATGGATTAGTAAGTTGGGCTTATACCAATCAGGGAACCCCTAGTGGTATAGCAAACATCTTAACTTTTACACCAACTAGTTATTTTGATCCTGAAACTAACTATTCTGTGTTTGTTAATAAATATCCAGATAGCGTAACATCAGTTAATAGTACATATTTAGAGGAAACTTATAGATATAACTTTACTACTGGTATTGGTGTTATTGATGATGTAGATCCTACATATTTAGAGCAAATCCAATTTGATTTAGATGCAGCTATAGCTAGAAGCGATTGGGCAGAAGCAGCAAGATTACAAGCAATATTAGATGATCCATATATTGCAGAATCAGGCGTTGCTGATGTTACTGTAACTTTACCAGATAATCTTATATTAAATTCTACATATCCTTCTGACACTACATCTAATATCCCATTAGATGATTTACAATTTATTAAATTAACATTTAATGATGACTTACCTGCAAGCGGTATTGATTATAGTTCTTATATATCAATTATAACTAAAGATGTATTGGAGTAATAAATGTCTGGAAACTTAATATTTGAAAAAAGAGATTCTGAATCATATAATTTAGTTTTTGATTATACCTCAGTATTAAATTCAGGAGAAGTAATAAAAACTTATAATGTATATGTCAATGATGTATATGTGTCAGGTTTATATGATAGTAGATATGTGACGTATGAATTAGGTTCTGGTAATTATGATACAATCTTTACTTTAGATCCTATTAAATATGATAACTATACTGTATTATTGCCATTAAATAGTGGTATTACTAATTCCGGTTATTCTGTTAATATGGTTATGATATCTAATAAATATGTAGAATATAATAAAACTATAGATGTAACCATAGATAGTACAGCATATCCATATAGTTATAATGATTTTGAATATAGATTTTTAGTTGATTCTGGTAATTTATTTATGTTACCTTCTATTTATACTGATCATGTACCATTTAACTATAATACTGAATATACTGTTAATATAGATTCTCAAATTGCTAGTATTAATGATTTACATTTATTAACATCAGAAACTTTCTGGTTTACTAGTAAGTATTGTCCTATGTTTACTAGTGTACTTAAAATAAAATTATTATTAGGACCAGAAGCTGATAAGTTTACAGAAGATACTATTAATAGATATATTCATAGAAATTCTAAAGAATCTATAGATTTAGTTAATCTTAACGGTTCAACTTTAAGTTATAGTTATTATGGTTGTACTCCAACTGACGTTCCTTATAATCTTAGTCGGTATGTAGAATGTAAAACTGCATATGATTTATTTAATTTATTAGATAGATTAAGATTAATAGATGGTTCCGCAGCAGGGCAAACTAAAAAACTTGGTGATATGAATATTAAATATAATGGTACATCTGGTGGTAATGCTAATAATAATGATGCTAAAAACGATCTATATGAGTGTTTTATGGGTTTACAAAATATGATAAGTAACGGTGATGGATCGGGTATTAGAAATGCCGTAAGAGGTAAATATGATACTAGTAAAGGATTTAGTCATCCTGTTTTAGATTCTAATCATAATAGAATATCTAAACCTAGACCTACGTCAAATGGACCTTGGTATTTATAAAGGATAATATATGAACTTTTTTACTGATAATACTTCTGCTACTGATTCTCAATTACAAGATACATTATATCCTGATTTATTAAGTGAAGCAGATGGTATAGATTTAAGAATTGAAATGAATAGAATACTATATGGTTCTACTTTTAAAAAACCATTAGGGCATTGGGTTATAGTTAGAGTATTTGATACTAGTACTAGATCTAAATATTTTAATAGATATTCTAAAGAAGGAATTATGGGTCCAGCTCATGACTACGTAGATCATTTAGTAAGAACCAGAAGAGTCCCTGATAGTTTTGGTAGAAGTAATATTGATGAAGAAAAAATAGCAGCAATGGTTGATAATAAATATATTTATTATCTTGAATATGATGTACCAATACGTGATGGTGATCAGATTTACGAATTAGATATATTAGATCATACTACTATTCCTACTACTTATAACTTTGCTGGAAAATATGATGTAGACAGAATGCATCCTTATAGATTAGAAAACGGTAACGTTCAATATCTTTCAGTTGTTTGTAAATATAATAACATAACATATTAAAGGTTAAATATATATGAACTTAAATAATAATTTTTATAATAAAATAGGTTTAGATCCAACTATATCTTCATCTTTACAATTTGTAGTATTAGATGCTAAAAATAATCAAGTAGTTGCAACTCATACACCTCATGCTACCAGTAATGGTAGCATTCAAAGTTTATTAGAAATGCATATGTTAATGACTAAATCATTATCTATTATTAGTCCTAATTTAATTTTCTCACCAGATTTCCCAGATTATTTATTATCTGAGGATGATCCAAAATATATGCAAGACCTTCCAACTATCACACCTAAATTATATGAAACTATGCCGCATTTCCGTTGGGATTTATATGAGCGTAATTTTGATGAATATAAAACTATAGAAAATATACCTGCTCCTCATATAACATGGGGTGTAGTTAGAACTGAACCTGGTACAGTATCAGGAACACCATTTAGAGGCACACAAGAACTTAAACCAAGAGAAAGAGAATTGGTTATAGTTTTTGATAAAGAATATAAAACCTTTTTATCTAAACATTCTAATAATACATTTTTAGAATGTGGTAATAAAATTGTTAAATATATAAAGGTTAATGGACAGTTTTTTGATAATTTAGTTCAATATAATATGTGGACTAGATCAAATTGGGAAGCTGAAGAATTAACAGATTGGTTTCAAAGACAATATATGTTACCTTATACAGGTATGTTTAGAGAAGCAGGTATTAACAATATTTATTTTAATAGACGTGTTAGAGATGATACGTTAATGCAAAGTAAGAATAGATATCATTTAAGATCCATGCTATACTATATAAGAAATGAACATATTTCAAATGAAACAATTATGCCTATTAGCAAAATAGATGTTGATATGGATGTTATATCATCTAAATCAGATCTAATTATCAATAATGAGTTAACTAACTATTATGATAATATAGTTAATAATTGGCATATTAAGAATAATATAGGAGAATAATAATGGCTAGAGAATATGCTATTCCAAGCTCTTCAACTATTTTGCAAGATTTCGGATTGGCTGTTACCTCTCCACCAACGGCTAGAAATAGACGTGTGGTTATTATAGGTACAGCTGAAGATGGTCCATTATATGAACCTGTTCTAATAGATACTCCGTCTGATTCTGAATACGTTTGGGGAAGACAGTCAAAGGGTGATTTAGTTAGAGGTATTTTTGAATGTTGGAATGCCCAAATTAATAATCAAAATGTTGTAGGTGTACGTATAGGTAATGCTGATACGTCTATTTTAGAAGTTGCAGAAATCAATTCTGAGGGGATTGATGAAGAAGATAGCAATACAACTAATATAAAATCATTAAAGTTATCAGGTAGATTTCCTGGTCCTATCTATGATCAAATTACTATTAATTATGACACTAGTAGAAATCATGCTGGTGATATTGCTATGTATAATCCAAAAACAGGATTATCTAGTTATTTTTCAGTAGATAGAAAAAACCCAACTAATTCAACAGTTGACGTTCATAATATATCAGAATTAGTTAATGCTATTAATAATGATAGAAATATGACATCAGTTGTTACTGCTGAATATGATGCGTTATCTGCAGATTATGAATTAGCTTTAACTAGTTCAGTTAATGGTGTCATACAAGATGGTACTAGTTTAGTATTAGATCTTCAACAAATACTCGCAACAAGTGGAGTAATAGTTGATGGAACTGATGCGTATCTTGTAACTAATCCAGATTTACCTTATGCTCTCAATCAAGTTAATTCTAATGGTATTATTAAAAACTTAACAGTTGCTAATAATATTGTTAATTTAACTACTATTGAAGGTATTGGTATATCCGAATGGACTAAACAAGCATTTACAGGAGTTACTACACAATTAGTTAGAACTCCATTAGATGGTAAAGGCACTAGTAGATGGAATTCTATATCTGCTATGAAAGATTATGATAGTGATTCTAAATATATAACTAATCCATCTGGTTCAGTTATATCTGAATTTATTTATAATGTTGATAATGTTTTAGCTGATGAAATTCCAACTGATTATAGAGGATACAATGAAACTAATACGTTTAATTTAACTATTGATTTACCATTAGATAATTCTAATCATTTATCTGTTTATAATTCTGGTGTACTATATGACTATTTGGCGTCTATATCTACTTATGATGAATATGTTGGTGCATCTGGCACTAATGCTTATGATGATGCTAAATGTACCGGTATTGAAACAAAATTAGTTAATAATAAAGCGGTAAGACCACAAGGTGTTATTAGAGCTTATGTATCTGATACAGTAGATCCTAATGGAGTTTGGACAGAATTACCTTATGATATAGACAATGGTATTTATTTATCAAGTTATACACCTGGTACTACTATAACTAATGGTCAATGTACTTTTGCTATTGGCGCAACTGCATCAGGTGTTTATATTAATCCTATGGTAGCTACACCTTATACTGTTCCTGATAATGGAACTGTTACTACAACAGTTCCATGGTCTAATCTTACTCAATTAATTGATGAGGATGGTGTTATTAAAGCTGATAAATTTATCAGAATAACAGCTAATTCAGTTAAAGGTTTTATTAGTGAAGTAGAAACATTACCATTATTAGATGCAGTTACTGCAACTACTCCAACAAGTTATTTTGTTAGAGGTAAAGAATTAGTTATGAATGCGGCTCCAGGTTTTCCAATGATTTGGAATTATACAACTAGAACTAAATATCAAATTGATTCTAATGTATCATTATCTGATGCAGCTAATGGTTTTATTAAGTTTAATGATGGTGAAAATCTACCTGGCCCAGCCGGTGGATCTATAGATACTACTACCACTTATATTAGATTAAATTATGATTATATGCCTAACTTCCCATATCTAACATCTGCAGCAAAATCGCTACATGGTGGTAGTACTGGTTCTAATTTAACTGTAAAAGAACGTGAAGATGAACTTAAAAAGGTTTATGAATATTTACGTAACGTTGAAGCTGATATCTGGGTTCCAATGAATGCTTATATTGATGATATAAAAGAAGATTATAGTGATACTACTGGTCTTTTAGAAAATACATCTAATTCATTTGCTCTTGATATTACAGACTTTTTAGAAGAACAGTCTATTAATTTGTATCAACCTCATGCAGTACTTGGTGTGACTCAAGTTGAAGGTAATACTATTGGTGATAGAGATGAGTGGGTTGAAAATCTAACAGTATATGATATTGATGATGCAGTTCGTGGCGCTAATGCTATGAATGGTATCCAGAATAAATTTATTTCTGTTGCAGCATTTGAACCAGTATTTATGAATACAGGTAGAGGAGCACCTTATGCTTCTAATGGCCAAGCAGCTTATGCTGGTCTAATAGCATCTGTACCTTATGATGTATCTCCTGTTAATAAAACTATACCTGGACTTTATGCTCTTAAGTATTCATTGTCTATAAGTCAATTAGAAGCACTTAATGGTAATAGATATGTATGTATGAAAACATCTGATACTAGACCTCCTGTTATTGTTAATGATGTAACAGCGGCGCCATATGGTTCAGACTTTGTTAATTGGTCTATCTTCTCTATAACTAAAGAAGCAGCAGATAGGATTAAACGCCTTGCTGATAGTTATATTGGTAAACCAAATAGCACAGAAGTTAGAAATGCGTTAGATCAAGATATTTCTAATATTCTTACAAATATGTCTGGTATTCAGGCTTTCAATTTTAGTATTGCTTCTACTATAGAACAACAAGTTCTTGGAGTAATTGAAATTGATTTAATCATAGTTCCAGTTTTCACAATTAAGAAAATCAGAACAACTATTAAACTTAGACGCAACGTTGCGTTAGGGTAATATATATTACCATATAATGCCCTGGGAATAACTCCCAGGGCATAACTAGTCTCAGATAATATGATTTGGGACTTTAAACTAAGAAAGAAGGACATTATGGCTAATGGAATTGGTGCACCAGGAGGATTCTCCGACACTATGACACAAACCTATAATGCACACGCCGGAACAGATATTATTGCTACTCTTAATGGAGTAGTACTTGGTAACTTGAATGGTATCTCATTTTCAACTACTAGAGAAAAAGCCCCAGTTTATACATTAGGTAATGTAGATGCTGTAGCTTTTGGTAGAGGTAAAAGAGGACATGCAGGATCAATGATTTTTACAAATTTTGATAGGCATGCATTATGGGATGTTAAAGAAGCGTTAGCTGGAACAGAGCAAGCGTTAGAGTATTACAGAAAAGGAACAGATATACCTGCAGGTGGTAGATCTATACTTTTAGGTAGTCAAAGTTTTGAAGGTGACTTAAACGCGTTAGGTAAGTCTTTTAAGACTAAGACTAACTATTCTGACCAGATACCACCTTTTACAATAACATTAACTGGTCAAAATGAATATGGTTCCACTTCAGTAATGGCCTTACTTGGTGTAGAATTTATTAATGAAGGTTCAGGTATATCTATTGATGATATAGTTACAGAGTCTCAAATGACTTTCGTAGCAAGAGCTATTCAAACATGGAGACCATTGAAAAATGGTGATCTTCATGCATTTGATCAAGCAGTAGTAGGTGCAAATAGTCCTTTAGCAGCAGTGCGCGCAGCATATGCTTCTAAAAGATAAAGGGATCCATATCCTAATTAAAAATGGATCTAGATAATATGGGGGCGTAATGCCCTTGTATTATTTTCATTATAAATAGTAGGTATATATGAGTGCATGGACAAGAAGTTTATATAAAAATACTAAAAATATTAAAGATAATGTTAATAGTAATGGTTTAGATTTCCTAAGAGCTGGCCCTATAGATACTACAATGGATCTAGGTTTAACTCCTACTTCTTTAACTTATGCCTCAACTAATCAAAGTTATAGTGGTACTGATTGTACTGTAGCTATTATTTATAATGAAAATATTGTAATATTAGGTAATGTTGAAACTGTATCTTATTCTATACATAGAGACAAAATGCCAGTTAGAACTCTTGGTAGAACTTATGCTAAGAATTATTGTAGAGGTGGAAAAACTATTGCTGGTAGTTTAATATTTGTCCAATTTGACGAGTCGCCATTATATAAATTATATGAATTTTTTAATAAAAAATCAGAAAACCAACATAGATTTAGTTCTCCTACTTCAGATGAAATTCCTCCTTTTGATATGATGCTTATATTTGAAAATGAATATGGATATAGTTCTATCATTAGATTATATGGTGTTGAAATTACGGATGAAGGCGGAACTTATAGTATTAATGATATCTATTCTGAGAATGTTATGCAATATATAGCTAAAGATATTGATCCAATGATTTCTTCTGGTAAAAAAGGAGAATTCCAAAATATGTTATATGAAAAAATGGTTCAAGGTAAAGTTATAGATGAACATTATAATTCTATGATTAAATATAAATCTAAATTAGATAGACAACTTAATGATTTATTAAAGAAATTAGATATTTTAAGTAAAGACGCTTCTGCTAGAACTAGAAGAGGTAGTGGTAGTATTGCCACTCAAAAAAATAAAGATCGCATGACAATTAGAAAAAAATATGATAATCTTGTGTTAAAAATAGAAACTCATAAAAAAGAAATAGAAAAAATAAGCGCAGATATTAGAAATTATGAACGTACAAAAATGACATGGGATTTAAATTCAAGTATGGAACCTGTATCTTCAATAGGCACAATCAAAGAAGGTAATTAATATGAGTATTACTCCAGCTAGAGGGTTAAAATTAGATGCTGACACTACAATATATGTTCTTGATAAAGATGGTAAACCAATACAAAATCCAACTAAAGAACAATTTAAAAAAAGATATTGGGAATATAAAGCTGAAGAAAAAATTGCAGATAGAGGTCAAAGAGATAATTATAAATCAGCTAAATATAAAGAGACTGTTAAAAATGATTTAAATCAACAGTATGCTAATCAAACCCGTGGAGAAATGGCTGGTCCTGATAAACATGATAGTAGATATAATTATGATACATATAAGTATGATTATTTCTGTGGTTCAAACGCTAAAGTATTTATAGGTGATATTTGGGTAGATGATGTTGTTACTATACAACACAATATCCGTCAAACTAAAGAACCTATTTATGGTTATTCGTCACAGCACTATGATAGCGTTGCTATGGGTACTATATTAGGTGAGGGTACCTTAGCTATAGCTTTTAAGGAAACAGGCTACCTTAACGTTATTAAGGCCTATTTAGAAGAGCAATCAAAAGGTGTTCAAGATGCTAAGAATAATTTAAACTATAGAATGAACAATAATGAAGCAATCATTAGTTCAACTTCTGATTATTCAGCATATGTAAAAGATCAATTTAATCCTGGTTTAATAAGACAAAGTGAAAACATAGAAACAGTTTTAGATAATTTAAAAGGTCTTAAGGTAGAACAAGATGGTACAAATAATACTGTAGAATTTGGTAATAATACAACTATTAAAGATTTTGAAGATACCGCTGAAGTATTAGAAGATGTAATCTGGGGTGATTCTAATGGTAAACCATTTGGGTTAGATCAAGAACAACACGGATTATTAAGAGTTGATGAATTTGATTATATTAAAGAAAAAGGTAATATAGTAGGTATTAAATCTGCTAGTGAAGATAATTATGAAGATGTAATGAATATCCTTATAACATATGGTGATATGTCTGATAAAAGATCAGAACATACTATTACAGTTTTAAATGATATTCATTTCACTGGTCAAAGTGTTATTGTTAATCCTAATGGTGATCCTATAGCAGAAGTATATAATTTCTTTTTCAGAGATATAAATAAAACAGTAAACCAACATACATTTAAAACTAATCCTATTAAATTTAATATTGGTAATGAAGAAGCATTTCATCTATCAACTTTAGAGCAAATAGAAAACGCTTTAAATAATAAACAGTATGATATACATATAAATATTAAATCCTATAATGATGGTTCAGTATGGATACCTATAAATATTAAAATAGTGCCAACTGATTTAGATTTAGGATTGTTTCAACCAGATAAGCAAATAGGAATACCTAGTTCTCTTAATCAATATGTAGAAGAAGCTATTAGTGAATACATGTCAATAACTGGTACTGATAAAATATCATATAAAGATAGTATTGCTAAATTAGCTATTGAAGTTGATGGTATGTCTTATAATGGTTCTACGTATGGTGCTGATGGTTTTGGTTCAAGTGGTGATAAATCTAGTACTATTAATATGGTAGCTGAACGTCTTACTGAGTTTAATAGTAATAATTATAGAATAATTGCTCCAGCTAAGAATGAATCATTAATAGTTGATGTTATTAAAAGAGAAGATTTCTTTAAACCTAGTCCTACTATTATTCATAAAGATAAGTTTGATGAATTTGTTGATGAGACAGAAATAACTTCTGCCGGTTTAGATCAATTAGAATTAGATCTACAAGAAGGTGCAGCAAATGCTAAAGATTTAGAAAATACTAAATATCAGACTAAAATGTATGAAGGGCGACAGTCAGTTATAACTGATTTTGGTGAGGATCTTAATATTCATGATTTAGATAATACTTATAGTGACCCTAATACGGTTATAACTGATTTTGGTGAGGATCTTAATATTCATGATTTAGATAATACTTATAGTGACCCTAATACGGTTATTGATATATCTGATCAGTACACTATACCATTAGATGAATGGGACA